TACTGCCCATAAACAGGACACACTACCCCATATGTTAGTATGTGTTTTAATGGAGGTAATAGATCCTGTTATCTGTACACAATAAGCCCTCAGTGAAGAGAGCTTATTTTTGTGATGGTCTTATGGAGTACAATGAGTCCAATAGTTAGAGCCGTCCACCTGAGTTGCGCTAGGTACGTGCTAATTACGCAAGATTCTCAGATAAAGCCGCGACCGGAGTCGCCACGTTTTACTTGTTCCCCCGTGGGCTGATGTGGGGGTAACCTATGTCCCTTGTTCCGTTTCGGAACGCCTGCTTATTTCGAGGTCGAGGGAATTTGCGTTCTTGTGCCGATGTATTGCTAGTTGCCTCGGCCAGCGAGTCACAGAGTTGTCAGAACGCAGTTATTCTTATGTGGCTGCTATTATAGCATCTAATTGCAACTTTGTCAAGACTAATGTTTGTTTTCTAGCTGTGGTTGTTAAATTAAACCATAGGTTGCAAAATAGTTCTTGACACGATAGGGGTTATCTGGTATAATGTGCGGTATTATGAAAGATGACAAGTATGCGTTGCTTGAGCGTTTAATGCGTATAGAGGGCGGTATAGACCCAAGGTCTGGTAATCGAATTATGTCTCAAGAATTGTGGGAGAGTTTGTTTGAGGATGAGCTTCGCGACTTGTATGGTGCGGTTCGGTACGACTCTTGGGATAAGCTGGAGTGGTGCAAGGCTAATGACTAAACTTATTCTTAAACCAGACATCTACCCGTGTTCGTTTTTGATATGGGGTGGAACTAAGGACTATATGGGGTTTGTTGACGCTATGGTCAAGGAAGGTGCTTACCTAAAGGAAATAGAGGAGCAAGTTGGAAATTTAAAAACTTGTGAAAACACGGCTGGGTTTAGACTTGATCTGGGAATTGTGCAAGGAATATTTGTTAAGGAAGCATTGAAGTGGTCTACGGTGGACACCTATGCTCATGAGGTGTACCATGCTGTAGTTGGTGCTGTTGAGTATTTAGGCTTAGAGGGCCAGGAGGCTGGAGCTTACCTAATGGATTATTTGATAAGAGAAATATCAAAAAGCAAAGTTAAATGAACAGGGAGGGCATAGCAAAGGTTCGGGAGATTATGGCCGAGCCTATTAGTGCGGATGTGTTTGCCAACCCAGTTTGGAGGATAGGCAATCTTTACACTTGCATAACTAAGGGTGGCGTTGAGGTGCAGTTTGTTCCCAATGATGCCCAGTGCGATGTGTTAAACGAAGTGTTTTTAAAAGGGCACAAGCGTCTTATTATACTAAAGGCCAGACAGCTTGGAATGTCTACGCTTATAACCATCATTGGGCTAGACTACGTTCTTACTCACGAGAACAGCACCTTTAACATTCAGTCTCACAATGATGAGGCGGCAAAAGATTTGTTGCGGGAAAAGGTCATACAACCCTTTACACAATTAGATGACTCACTAAAGGCCACGGTAGATGTTGTTAACAGCAACTTGAATGAGTTAGTCTTTAGTCCCGTTTGGAAAATTAGGTCTAAAGTTAAGATTCGCGGTGGCACAAGTCAGGTGCTGCACATATCTGAGTGGGGCAAGGTTGCAGCCAAAGACCCAATTAGGTCGGAAGAAATTTTAACTGGTGCCTTGCCTACGGCTGGTCAAGGGTCTATAGTGTTTATTGAGTCGACCTATGAGGGTGGGCAAGCTGGACATTTCTACAACCAGGTGGTGCAAGCAATGAGTACCACGGATGATCACAGAACAGACATGGACTTTAAGTTCTTGTTCTATCCCTGGTTTGATGACCCTAGCTACAAAATGGTAGGCAGCAAGTCGTTGCTTGAGCAAAGCACAATAGACTACTTTGCTGAACTAGAAGAGCAAATAGACCGGAAGTTTACTGTGTCGCAGAAGATATGGTGGCAAAAGCAGAGTGCCCTTCTTGGTTTGTTTATGGGCCGAGAGTTTCCGTCTACGCCAGAAGAGGCAATGGCTGCACCCGTTGATGGGGCTATATATGCTGATGTTCTAGAGGTTGTTCGCAGAAAGGGCCACTACCGGAATGACCTGCCTGCCAGTAAAGAATTGCCCATATGGGCTGTATGGGATTTGGGTTTCCGAGACTACACGGCCATATGGCTTGTGCAATGGGACGGCGTTACGCTTAAGTGGTTGTGGTTTACCCAGGGTAGCCAAAAGCAAACGCAGGAGTATGTGTCCGAGCTTGCTATGTCGGGCTACGATGTGTACGGTCACATCTTGCCGCACGATGCTGCGTACATGGACAAGACTGGTACTAAAAACTACGTCATGGAGCTGCGTGACTGTGGCGGCAACAACATTAAGGTGTGCCCCAAGACTAGAGATGTGTGGCGTGGCATTAACAATTTAAGAAGCCTGTTGCATAAGTCTTATTTCTATCGCCCCAATATGGAGGACGGGCTTAAGATGTTGCAGCAGTACAGGGCCAAAAAGAATGACGCTGCTGGCATATTGGGCACTGTGCCTGTTCACGATTTTACCTCTCACGCTGCCGATGCCGCCAGGTATGTGGCTGAAGGAATAGAACACAACTTACTAAGCACGACAATCGGTTACACTGAGGACAAACACAAGGGTCCGGTATATGTCGAGGAACCCGTTAATGGTTTTTAATTATGACAAACATAAGAGACATACAGGAAGAAGACATAGAGGAGTTGGTAGACATTGCCAAGAAAGATGGTCACGGGCTGTGGCGACCTACTAGCATTATTGAAGTGGACGGAAAGATTAAAGGTAGCCTGTCAATTGGTGGTGTACCGCTAATCACTGCTTTTATATCTAAGGAAGTTGACTCGCCTTATGTGTTCCGAGAAGTCATGACCCAAGGCAAAAAGACAATATCGGGTGCGGGGTTTCCAGACTTCTTTGTGGCCTTAAACGATGAAAGCCCAGCGTTTAGGTTTATGCCTTCGTTTGGGTTGCAACCTTATCAGTCGGTTATTTGGTATGGGCAGGCACAATAGGTTTACGCAAGACAAGTATGCAGAGTACGCCCTTCGCATACACAAGAAAGACGCAAAGCAAACAATACCCAAGATAGCCTCTGCGGTATTTGGTGTTAGCCTTAGTTATGCCCAGCAGAAAGCCTGGGACTGGATGAAGCACTCTGAGTTTATACGCGAAAAGGATAGGCTTGAGCAAATTGAAACGTCCAGCGACCCCATGTCTAAGGATGAAAAGCTTATCCAGAATCGGGTGTTAATTGACGAGGCATATCGCATTAGGGACAAGGAAAACTACATTAAGCTAGTGCGCATGGACAATGAGATGCAGGGGCACACTCGATCTGACGAGCAAGGGGACGCAAAATTGCAGCAAGGCAACGCCCTCATTGGCGAACTCATGACGCAATTGCGAGATAAGAACAAAGAAATTAAGCAGGCCGAAAAGGTTATAGACGTTATAGAGGAGTAGTTTTTTTATTTTTTACTTGACAATTTGTGCGTAATGGTGTATAATGCCCGACAAATTGTATAACTATGGCTCAGTTTGTACCAGCATTTATTAGTGTAATTAAAGGAGGAGCAGCTTTTGGCGCTGGATCAAGTATTGGTGCAACGCTTGGTGGTGCTGCCGCCATCGGAACTAAATATGCTGCAACATCTGCTTTAACTGGAGCAGTCACATCTGCAATAGCAAAAAAGGCTGCACCAAAGGCACCAAAAACTCCAGTAGTTGCAGGAAATCAAACCAATCAAGTTAGTAGAGCGCCCACATCAATAAGCGTTGGAGAGCAATCTCAAAGATACGGAGATGGCCAACAAATGGATTTGCTTAGCACAGTTATTGCTGGGAAAAAAAGAAGAAATAAATTAGGATAATGCCTCAAGAAGACTCATCAAGGGCGGTAGCCATTCTTGCTGACTTCAATGATTTCCCAGAAATGGAGAAATGGAAGTCTTACGCAAACAACATAGCAATTTATGGAGAGGAGCGTAAGTCTGGACAAACTGGTGGTCGCACTTCAGGTCAGATTGACAGCACTCGCATATTCGACACTACGTTCCGCGATGCCCTGGAAATCTTTAGTGCTGGCATTGTGTCAGATCTTACGCCCCAGAATGAGCGTTGGCTAGAGCTTGAGTCGCAAAGTTTTGACCCAGAGGTTGTGGAAAATGAGCGCCACTTCTACAATGGTGCCTCTGATAGAATCCGCACACGCATTGGTCAATCTAACTTTTATCGTGCATTCCACGAGGCCGTACATAGTGGCGGTATGTTTGGCACGTTCTGCTTGGCTATGATGCCATCCAAGAAGCGTGCGTTTAACTTTGTAGAAATTCCGTTTGGCAAGTTTAGGTTTCGTGAAGACGAAGACGGGTATGCCACGACGGTGTTTCATGAGTGGGACGAAAAGACTGCTGAGCAAATCTTTGCCTACTTTAGGGATGACATAGAAGAAGGCAAGGCAGAGCTTCCAGAGGTTATTATGGATGCCATGAAAGCCGAGCATCCATCTGCACGCAACAAGAAGTTTACCATTATCCAC